GATGTTCTTTGGAACTACCACCCTGCCATTATTTGTAAAGTCTCGCCACGAATCAGTACACGAAAACTCACTACAAAAGTCAAACCTTAGAATTTTATTCCGTGCCGGTTTATCTTTTATTTGCGTTTTTTGAGTAATGATTATTTTTGATTTAACTATAAACATATTAACTAATATATAAGTCAATGTATTGGTCTGAAACTGCATTTAACGAAAAACCCTGATATGAATAACCACCCTCTTCCTGTTCTAAACTTCTATCTTCAAATACTACGTTGTAAATACCTAAATTATTAAGATATTCGCTTATAACTGGCACTGAAATCGGAGCTGTTATTAATTGTTTCAGTTGCTTAATCTCCTCCGCAGGGTACTGTCCATTTAAGCCTGTTATTACACCCCTAAAACTAATTGTTGCATCGCTCTCCCCTATGTACTCTTTTACCGTTCCGTCTCTGCCCTGAATAGCTGTTTTTACTATGTTTCGAGGGAATGAGACTGATATAAGAATAGCATTGAATGTTAAACGTGGCAATGTATATTCTTTCCCATCTATTCCTGTATATTTAATGTCTGATCCCTCTTTTGAGTGACCAAAGGTAACATTTGAATAAACTGGAGTATTAATGTCCGAAAAAATAATTTCTTTTACACCTGTTAAAGTCTCGTCTGTCAATGTAAACGGTACATCCATCGGCTGAAAGTTGTACGGTTTATCGACTTGCTGTGTTCGTGGAATAATAAGCTCCACACCCTGCCGAACCGTTTGAGCTGCCAAGCCCTCAACACTTTGCGAACCGATGATTATATCGTTTGCAGTGTTTACCGTTACGGGTACGCTTTCGCTAATTATGTAGTTTGTTTTCATATTAATAATCTGCCACCATTAAAGCATCGTGTGTCGCTCCTGTTAATATCGCTGCTATTTTTTCTTTTAGACTGTCAAGCCCTTCAGTTATATTTGTAGTCGAAATAGTAAAGTCTTTAATCAATGGGGCGTTGTAAGTAACGGTAATGTTTATGTTTTTTTGTCCTTCGGCTTTTGTTTTTGGTAAAGCAGGTGCAGGAGGATTTTTTGTTAAATCAGTTGTATTTGTTGTTTTTTTGTCTGGGATAATTTTTTTTGTTGTTTTTTCTGCCTCTTTTGCTGCTTTTTGTGCATCTGGGTTATTCCATTCTTCGACAATTCCTTTTTTAGCATTTTTTACAGCTTTCACTATTCCATCTAACCCTCGTTTTGTTTGCTCATTGTCAAATGTAAAAGCATCTATTGTGGCATCTTTTATTCCCATAAACACACCAACCACTCCTTTAACAAAATCTTTTATCATTTCCCAAATAGCTTTTACCATATTGCCGAAGCCTCCGAAATGTTTTGTTAGTGCAATAACACCAACTATTAATGCTGTTATTGCAATAACTACCTCTGGTATTCCTGTAGACCATAAAGCAGCACTAAAAAGCCATGTAGCCCCAGTTGCGATTGCGGTTACTACATTTAATGTTGATAATGCAGCGGAATATAACCATGTACCTATTGCCGCTGAATTTACATACACCGCCGCTGAACCAATAGCTAAAACAAACAAACCTATTATCGGGGTGCATATTTGAATAACATCGCTGTATTTTTGAAACCATTCTATTAATTTAACTATCTTGCTTCCTAACTTTTCTACCATCTTTATCGTCCCGTCCAAAAAATCATTAATAGAAGGTTTTAATTTTTCAAAAATATTATTAAATGATTTAAAAAATGCATCACCTACGTTGGATATTTTAACGCTCGTATTATTTGCCATATTTGCCATTGCGTTTTCATATACTCCACCTGCACCAGCTGCATCTTTTAATGCTTTCTGTAACATTTCATAACTTATATTCATCTTTTTCACTTCTGCAACGCTTTTCCCTGTACTTCTATGAAGCAGCTCGTATATATTAATTCCTGCAATACCAAATTGCCTAATATCCATTGCGGTAGCATTTCCTGTTGTCTTAATTTGCTGTAAATTAAAAATCATTCTTTCAAATTCATAATTTCCTTTCCCTGCTCCCGAAACTGCATTCCCCAAATTCAAAACTGTTTCTCTTGCTTTATCTGCACTTTCACCAGCAGATATTAACGCTTGATTTCCAGCCAATAACCCACTGAACGAAAAAGGCGTTTTTGTTGCATCGTCCATAGTATTATTAACAACTTGTGCCGCTTCCCCCGCATCTTTTAATAATGTTGTAAGCCCTGTCGTTGCATCTTCTACCGTTGTTCCTGCTTGCACTACCTTTTGAGCGAACATAGCAACACCAGCCACACCAAATGCAACACCAAAAGCACCTGCCAACTGCCCCGCCATCCCTTTTGCTTTGCTTAACGCTCCATCAAGTCCTTTTGATTGATGTGTTGCACCTTCCAATTCTTTTTGGAGGTTGCCACGCATATTCAAAATATAATCAACTACATTTGTCATTTGAAATTGGTTTGCATTATTGTTTTAAGATAGTATTCCGTTTGAGACCATGCCTCGATAAACTCATCTTCGTTTAAATCGGTTGGGTTGATATGCAAGCAGCCTCTTATCAAGGCTGCCATACGTGCATAATCAGCACTCGAATCTGTTATAGTACTGTCTACTATTTTTTTTTAAAAGCATTCACCGAAACCTCGATAATAGGCAAACAAGTAGTCGCCATTCCTAAGCGGTAAACATCGCAATCATTTGCGGTTGAATAAGTATGTGGGTTGCTCTCTTCTGTAATAGTTAAAATGGCTCGCATCTCTTCGGCTGCTGTAAAAGCACCTACACTGGCGATTTTATCCATTGCATATATTTTTTGCAAATAGGTAGGTTCTTTAATATAACCGACTATCCTTTCATTTTCTGCTGTTAAACCAACGTACAAATGAACTTTTGCAACACCGTACTTTTTTGCTAATTCAATACAATTTTGCTCTAAAATTGCAATTTCTTCAGCGGTTAATTCCGCTGGTAATTCCTGTTTTTTCATTTTGTTTCTGTTTTTTTATCTGAAACCACCCACGAGGCAACCACCTACGTGAGTGGAAACAGAACTTTGTTTATAATCTTGTAATTGCTCCTATAATCAACGGAATTTTAACCGTTAGTTTTGTGTCGCCCTCTTTTGCTGAGAACGGGTCTTCTAAAAATTCAACTGACTTTAAAATGTCAGATGTAGCATCGGCAATTGAATTACCGTACAAAACTGGTATATCAAACCAACCAATCTGCAAAGGGTCGCGGTTCGGTGCTGCTGCTATGATTTTTTTCCATTCGTCCAAATATATTTCAATCGAACCCTCGTATTCCCTACGACCATAACCCCTGCTCACTGGCTCTACACCTGCACCATAGTTGTTAGTTTTCGTTTGTTTACGTTTGTACTCTATTGAAGTTATACCTGCTACTGGAACCCCAAATAACACAAATTGAATACTTGACCAGGAATACGAAACGCCATTTATAAGTGATGTCATATCTTATGTTATTTAAAGCTGATAGGAATAACAATATTGCGAGCAATACCGTTTTCGTTCAACTTGATGTTAATAATTAAAGTACCATTGTTCACGTTTTGGCTTGGGTCGATATACACATCTTCCTCTGAAACTGCGCCCAAATCTTGCTCTCTACTCATTTGGTAAAGTGGTTGTATTGCCACACTTTCCAAATATGCTACTGTGCTGTCTGCTAAAGTGCCATCAGCGTTTTTAATAAGCTTACTTTTAAGGTAAGGGATTAAAGCAGTATAAACACCTCGTATTGCTTTGTCAATTACACGGTTGTCATTGATATATGCATAGTCGGAAGTAGTACTTATTGCAGTGTGGTTATCATTAAAATACGTCCCCGAAACACCTACATAATTTTGTCCGAAAATATGCCTGTTGGTATCAATTGCATCAAGTGCTGTTTCCGATAAACTTTTTACAAGTTGTCCGTTTGCAAAAGCTGGGACATCGTTTTCCGTTCCGTTACTCAAGTTAAATTTTGTAACTGGTTGCCCGAAGTCCTCACTTACTGCCGACTTACTTAACATACCAAGTGCAATACCCAATTGAGTAATTGAAGCTCCATACGTTAAATAAAGCTGTGAGCCTAAGCCTGCACCATCTTGTCCGATTATAGAGCTTACTTTAAACGAGCTTAATGCTCCTAAGTCAGGCACCGTTGTAATATCCGCTGTGGCTTTTAAATTACCTGCGTAAAGTATTGACAATGGTTTGTGCATTGCATCGCAATGTGTTTCAACTTCGCTTTGAATTGCAATAATATCAGCGTTTGAATACGTTTCATCTTTGAATACGCCTATTTGTCGAATTTCGCCACCTGCAAAATTTTGAATGTCGGTTATTTCCGCAAATGTGTAAGTCGTTGGAACATCAAAAATACCTACATATAATTGACCACTTGGGTTGGCTCTAAAAAACTCGCTAATATGATAGTGGTAGTTTGATATTTTTGAACCTGCACCACCCGAAAATTGAGTGATTGTAGCTGTAATATCGGGTATGCCACCTCCTATATTTGTTATTGTAATTGGTGTTCCAGTGTTTAATGTAACACCAAAACCACTTGCAGCGGTTAATGTAATTTCGGCTGTTGTATTTGCTGCTGTAAAACCGTGAATGTATGTTCTTGCATTGATAGCTGTTTTTATAGCATTTGCAATAGAAAGTGAGGTTTCACCTTCATCGCCTTGTAACTGTCCACCGCCTGTTAAATCAATAGTTTCCCCTGTGAGCGGATTTAATACATAGACTGGATACGGAGTTCCTTCAGAAACCATACTATCTTCTATAAGGATTTTCCCTGTCGCTTTTGTTTCGTCCGTACCTGCTGTTGTAATACCTGCATTTTCAGCATCTACAAGTGAAAAGAATTTTTTAATCCTTTCTGTACTTGAAAAGCCACTTGGCAAAGTATCATTATAAAGCAATAAGCCCGAAATGTAATCTTTCCCTGCTGCGGTGCGACCACTCGCTCCTGTGCCTTTTATGAATGTTATATTACCTCTTGCCATTTTTCTTTTTCTTTACATTGTTATAAGGCTTTTTAACCTCGTTTGTTGGTGCTTCGGCTGTTTCAGCTTCCACACTTGTTTCATTGACTACTTCGGTAATAGCTTCAATAAGTTGTTGTTCAACAACCTCCTTTGATATTGGTTTATATTCTATATTAATAGAATTTATATCAATAGTTTTAAACCGTTCTACCTTTTCGCCCCCATAGTTGGGATGTAGGTGGAATGTTTCGTCCACCACCCAAATTGTATTTACATGAGGCAATGCCTCAAAGACTGCCTTTGTATTCATATTATTGAACGTATCTACCCGTTTCAACCCATTTAGCACCGTCGAAAATTAATCTTACAACTGCCTTTTTATTCGTGGTAGTTGTAACCGTTCCAGCTCCTATGATATTAGTTCCGCTAAACTTTAATTTTTTGCCTGTTGCAGAACCTTGTACAATTATAACGATATTATCTCCCAAAAATGATTTTGCCAATACTGGCGAACCAAACAAAACACTATCTGTTGAAATTGTAAAGTTATAAATCGTTTGCCATGCGTTCGGTAACGTTTTTAAACTGTCCGCACCTGCTACATCTGTATAGTTTACAAGTGCATACGTCAATACCCTCCCCGTGTTATCTTGGTTTTTTAACGTACCAAAACGTGGGCTTGTGGACTGTGCTGAACACAAAACAACAGCAAAAAGCAATACTATAATTC